CTGCCTTACCATCACAAAACCAACTGAACTGACATTGATTACGGCGAGGTAAACGATTGCCCTTCCAATTAGTGTACCACTTCGCTTGAGTCACTACACCACAAACTGTACTAGGATACTTATAGTGTTCTACACGATTCATCGTGACATTAGCGACTGCAATTTTACCGGTCAGAGATTCTCCTCTCGCCTCAAAGTAGATGTTCTTCGCAAGACATTGGATTTCATCTTGCATCCACTCGTCGGAAGCAGCAGCTTCTGACCATATCATACACATTACAACAAGTAATAGCTTATACATAAACTCCTCCTTGCTTTTTCATAGCAAAAAAAATGCCACACTTGGATAACAAGGCAGTGGCCGCCCCGCGGGATCATGCAGCTAGTGCGTAATCACCGTAGTAACTGTCATCATTGGCAGTTATAGTTTTGAACCACCGTTTTACGTCAGCGTTCATGGACGGTTCTCCATTTGCTTTCAGTTGCCTGTCGAATCCATAACGCCCCCGAAACTGGGTACCGCAAAATTGGTGGAGGCGGCGGGAGTCGAACCCGCGTCCAAACTTCTTAATACAAACTTCAACGAACATCTCTATTTATTTCTTGACATATTCGAGTTCCGTCTTCAGCAATATCGATTGGATTCTCGATGTCATAATATTCTCTTATATCTAACATACTAACCTGTTTTGCTTCATATGTAAACTCTTTTTCTGTACCACGTACTGATCTATATCGATGATAGTCATAGAGTTCAAGACAGGCAATATGCCTGGTATCCATACCTTTTACCCACGGTCCTCCTCTTGTCCAATGCAAAGCGTGGCTTTGATGCGCGTCCATCACATAATCATAGCCTTCACACCAATTCCATTTCTTCGGTAGATCTGCTATTTTGCCTTCATCAGTCCATTCGAATTGATGCAAGTATTTTCCTGTTTGTTCTTGTACAGTTTCGAGTGTCAATTTTTTACAATCTTCATGGGCATTATTAAACACCATCAAACTCGACCATAACTTCTTCGGATACCATACATCTTTTTCATTATTGAATTTGGTATCAAATTTGTGCTCAAAGTTGTGTTTTACGCAGGCAACAGAATGCTCGTCAGACAAATATAAGGCAAGAGCAAGAGGATTTTGTCTAAAGATAAAGTCGTCATCAACGAATATACTGATTCCTTTGTAATCAGACAAATATGGTACTAGAAAACGAGAGTATGAAAATTCAGTAGATTGATTCTTATATTCTCTAGTCCAACCAGGAATTTTACTTGTATCGAGATGATGTATTTTGACATGATCGAGACTAGTTTGTCTATTCAATCTGTCGATGATAGAGTTGTGACAAACATTGGTAGCATCACCATGTCGACTATCATAACCAATAAAGATTTGAATAGGATGCTTGAACATGTGTCGTACTTTCCTCTCATGCTTTTTGAGAGAAGGTGTCATACTACAATTGATTCCTTTAGATTTCATGTTCAATACTTGAGGAGTCATGTAGCTAGTATCTTGTTGTAGTATACTGACTTCGACAGTGGTACCAGCAGGATCATCATATAGATTTAAAATATCTGCTAGTGAAACTTTTGGAAAATCATGAAAAACTTCGAATGCGTCGAAGACTACACAATCTTGATTAAGATCCATCAATTCAAAGGCGTTGATTCTAAAAGTGCCAGGATGGACGTGATAGCTGTATTCTACTTCATTAAATTTTGTTTGATTCGGTCGAATTACACCCCATATTGGTTCACAACATCCTCTCTTTCGAATGTCATTGATCAACCAATTCATCTTGATGGTCCAACGATAGAAAAATTCTATCGTGCCTCGTTGGGGACTATCAGTAAAAGTTTTAGTGTTTAACTCAATCCCATCTTGCAATGCCGATTGATATGATTGCACCGCGGTTGCAAAATGATTTATTGGTTTTTGCTCATTGTTTGTCCTTTCTCTGATAGTATAATATGGAACTATACGTACATGCCTAAAATCATTGAAATAACGTTCAATTTGTGTACCGCGGATCTCTTCCTTTTTACCACTAAAAAGAACATGATAAAAATCATCAATTATAGGATTATCAATTATCATCCAACAATAATCTCGTAGATCTCTTTCCAATTTTGCACACGAGTAAATGTTTCTTCGTTGGCATTGTGACCGTGTGCCATCAGTATACTATTCAAACCAGCAACAAATCCTGCGTGTGCATTCTCTGGCTTGTCTTCAATCCAGTAACAACCACTGTTTTGATATTTAGCAAGCGCCTCGTCCTTATCTGCACCGCAGTCGAGGTACACATACTTCTCAAAGACTGTATGACCAAACGTCTCACAAAGATTTTTCGTCCTGAGATGTTGGGCATACTCGTCATCACTCAACGATGTGATCACATGGAATACATAGCCATGTTCTTCGTGTAGTTTACGAATGTATTTGATAGCGTCTCGAAGAGGAGGAATCTTACGGATAGAAGCAGACTCGTTGAACATGCGTGTTAGTCTCTTCTTCTCGCACATACCTACTTCATACTTCTTACCAATGTCATACTCACCCGGATGTTGAATACGATAACCGTGCCTCTTCATCCACTGATCGAATGAATACATCCAATCGAGCATGACTCCATCACAATCTGTGAGGATTAGTTTATCCTTCATCAGGCACTCTCTTATATTTTTCTGTACATTTAAAATCTACTTTCGTTCTGTACTCGGTAATCTTCTTGGTACCACCAGGAATTGTGTACTGCTTAGTGTATTCGTTCTTGACTTTGAGCGTATTAAGATCTGCCCATATCCCTTTACGATTACATTTGAAATGAGCAGAGACATACGCATTCAACAGAGATTGATCCTTAATACTCGAACTTCCTTCTGCTTCTAGCGCTACTACTTGTGTACTGCCTAAGATAGTACAGAACAATACGATGGCAAGTGCCCAAACTAAAACTGGAATATCCTTCATACTACTAAACCTGTTGTTGCTTGGATCCATAGCTTTTCTACTTCAGCACTAGTCGGTGTTGCAAGAATAACACCCGCTTTATAAAAGCCTACAGATTCTGGTTTTGGTCGACCAGTCAAACATACACTCGGCGCAAAACCTACACCTTTTTCTGTTTGTACAAATGCACGAGGATTTTCTAATACTATGATCTCATCATCCTCATGTATAAACCTGCCCACCATTTCTCCACCGGCCGTAACGAGTGTAAACAATACACCGGTCGGATCCATATCATCTTCTTCAATTTCAACTACTGCTTCTTCATCACTCACTATGTTTCTCCTTCATAGTATCTGCTAAATTTCTTTTTGCTTTTTTCAATTCTCTTCATAAATTTATCTTCATCGACCTCAAGATATTGAACTAAAGCAGTGATCATAACAATAACGTCCGCTGCTTCTTCAAAAATACAATTCTCATTGCGTTTGCCACCTTTATTGGCATACTTAGAGATAGCTTGAATCAATTCACCACATTCTTCGGTGGTTTTTGACATTACTCCACTGCCAAAATACAACTCTGCGTCTTCAGTCCTTTTCATTCACTACCACCGCATCGTCTTTTGACACATAGTTCAAGAACCTGATACCATATAGGTTATCAGGCGATTGACGTGTAAGATATTCTGTTGGAAATGCTTCTAAGAGAGGAAATGTCTCACCAACGTGGGTTGAGTACCATTTGCTGGGGTCGCTGCATTTTATAATCTTCAATAATTCCATAGACAAATCCTGCCCACTTTTGATGTTCGTGAAGGAAACCGACAGTCAAACCTTCTTCTCGGCCGTGAGCTTCGATTTCCCATGGCTGTTCATAGTAATCCATCTTGTCGTGGTCAATCTTCTGCTTGTGCCAACGAGTCAAGTTGGGGTATCGGTCGTAGCTGTACATCTCGCCTCTGGCCCACTGTTTTACATGGACCATTTCGTGGCAGATGACGCGTACGAATTCTTGCAGATCGTCGGTTAAATCCACTCGAATAGTAAATTCTTTGGGACGTGCTGTCGGATCTACATAATCATACAACACGTCGCCGTGTATGCCTTCGTTATCAACAAGATCTTGGACACCTTCAACGGTGATCGTAATATCTTTGATACGAGGCATGAGTTTTTGTACACAATAGGGAATCAGATCCCGTACCAACTTACGCTGAACGGGGACAAGCTTCTTAGTATATACTGTAGTCATACAATCTCCAAATTACATGCCCATTCTACTATACGGGGCTTCGTTTGTACATGCCGACTAGTAACATTTTTTTTCATAAGAAAATCAATAACTTACGCTCACTACTTCTTTTTATTACCTATATTGTACTTGGCCACTAGCTCCCAGTCGTCCTTGTCCTTATGGGCAATGATCTTGATCTGGTTCATGGGGGCTGATGGGTCTATGATTTTCCCTTCGTTTACGACTGAGATGAGATTCCAGTCTGAAAGGAGTTTAGCAATTGTATTGCGTCTGCCTTGGTCATCTTCAGAGAAATTTGTAGGCTTGCCATCAAGAGCAAACAATTCTTTGAAGTGAACGATGTAGTATTTGCCACGCTTATGGAGAATGTGACATGATTGATAAAGTTTCTTTTCTTTTGGAGATGCAATACCGATACGTGTAAGAGTTTCACGTACCTTGAGGAAATCGTCTTGGTTCTTGAGAGTAACCTCTACTAGAGATTCTACCGCACTCATATTATCCACCTTTTTCTAATTTTTCTTTTATTTTTTTTATTTCTTCATTAGACAAAATAGTGAGAGCTTGTGCGGCTCGTTCATTACTATAACCATAGTATTCTGACACCGCATCAACATCACTGTCCTGCTCTTTCTTATACCACTTCGAGAATCTTTTTCGTGGCCTTACGATATTTATAAGAAACTCGTATTGAAGTTTGTGATCGAGCTCGTGGTGGATATTCATTTCATTTGCGATAGTAACGGTGTCTTGAAAGTATGACAAACCTCGATTGACGATAAAGGCATTGTAGTCTTTCTCGGCTAGCTTGTCGTTGTCTGTATCACGCATCATGTTCTGCTTTGTGACATTGATGGAGTTCAGATAATCAAAGGGACTCGTCGCCATAGTGCTCCTCCGTTTTCTGTTGTATAATATCCATCAACTTCTCGCATTCTTCACAGACATCGAACGCATACTCGCCTACATATATTACAGCTGGTTGTTCTGGCAGTACATTACTACAGTTCGGTGTTTGACAGTGTTTTGCTTGCTTTTTCTTAAATAGATCTTTCCCAATTCCTGGAAACATCACCACCATCCTAAATTATGACCGTTATGTATGATTATCATGAAACAAGTAATCACATGGAGGAGCCACCAGAACGTCCTGATGATAGCTACTGCATCTGCCTGTGAATCTGTTTCGCCTACTTTTTCTCCGAGTGATTTGGCCCAAATTCTCCACATTACGAGAACTCACAGTTGACCATAATCTCGGTGAGGCATGCAGTCATGTTGATCTCGTGATCAGCAACGAATGCATCCTTGTATTGATAATCGGCGAGGATGAGAACGAGCTGAGGCACACTGCCAGGTTTCATGAAGTCAGAACACTTGTTGTAGATCTGACGGAAGATGGTAGCTGCTTCTACGTCTGAGTTGTCTGCGACCCACTTTCGGACGGTGGTAAAATCTTTGTCTCGTAAAGCTCCAACAAGATTTTGTAGTGTAGTCTCGTGGAGATTAGCAAGTACACCAGTGTCAATCCTGCCAGTAGCAGAGTATCGTTGTAGTTCATTCAGAATCCTTCGATTATCTGGAAAATATTTATTGATCACTTCGGCGACAGCTTTCTGATCGAAGTCTACATTCTCTGACTTGAGGATGTTGATGACTCGCTTGAAGAGTTGAGCTGCCATGTCTGGCTTGTCTTCTTTGGCGATCTTAAACTCGATCACACTGCATCGAGAGTGCAGAGGATCGATGATCTTGTTCTTGAAGTTACAAGTCAGAATGAATCCACAATTAGAGGAATATTCTTCCATAAAATTGCGAAGTGCTGGTTGTGTGGAGTTAGGGTTGAGGTAGTCTGCTTCGTCGAGAATGACGTACTTACGACCACCACTGAGTGAGACCGATGAAGCAAACTGTTGTATCTCTACACGAAGTGTATCGATGTTGCCGTTCATCGAGCCATTGATGACGATGTAGTCGCATTCGAGTTGTTCTAACATTGCTCGAGCGACGGTCGTCTTACCTACACCGGGACCGCCAGTGAGGATGAGGTTTGGGATATTTTGTTGATCTACAAATTGTTGAAACGTTTTCTTCAGATCAACTGGAAGAATAGTATCACTTACAGTCTTGGGACGATACTTCTCGACCCATAAAAAATCATTACGCATATAAACTTCACCTTGTTCATCATGGTATATTATACTCTATACCGAAACATTTTAACACATAATATTCATCTTGAAATAATGTTCTCAATTTTTGTTTGGTCTGCTCATCTAATT